TCAAAGCCCTCCGTTCGGGTTGTACATCATGAACGTACGGAGCTCACCCTCTTGTTGGGAGATATCCTTGAACGTGCTGACATGTCCCTCAATCCACTGGTTGGCCTGCCTTGGCGACAAGTCCCAGTTAAAGGTGAGTAAAACCTTAACGAAGTTTTCTGTAGTGATCGTGCGTCGACCGCTCGGCTCCATCACTATGGCCTGCCTGAATGCTGTCTCGATATCGTCTCTTCTTGGCATAATGCCCCCGCAATACTGTTTTTATATACAGTATTTGTCATCAGAGAATATATCAAGAAGGCGAAGCCTATTGATGATCAGAATGTTGATGAAGATTTTTCTATTCCTAAACATTCTCTTTGCAACACATAGGCTTATCTTTATAGGATTTGTCCCACTACATTCTCGATCGATGCCACGCCCGATGGTAGACTATGCCCCTCATAAAACTGATGATAAGAAAATGTTAAAACTTTTTGCTAAATACACTTCTGTTGGCTTAATCAACACGCTCATCCATTGGGTTATTTTTGCCATGTGCATTTACGTTTTTCAAACGAGCCAGGCGCTAGCCAACTTTTCTGGATTCATCGTCGCTGTAAGTTTCAGCTTCTTCGCTAATGCACGATTCACGTTCAATTCTTCTACTACCACTTTGCGCTATATGCTTTATGTAGGCTTCATGGGTGGGCTGAGTGCCGCTATTGGATGGATGGCTGATAAGTGCGGTATGGCGCCGATTATTACACTCGTTGCCTTTTCTGCTATCAGCCTGGTGTGTGGTTTTATTTATTCCAAGTTCATTGTCTTTAGGGATGCGAAATGAAAATCTCTCTGGTCGTTCCGGTATTCAACGAAGAGGAAGCAATTCCAATCTTCTATAAAACAGTCCGGGAATTCGAAGAGTTACAGCAGCATCAGGTTGAAATTGTATTCATCAATGACGGCAGTAAAGATGCTACTGAAGCCATTATTAACGCCCTGGCGCTATCCGATTCGCTTGTCGTGCCGTTATCTTTCACGCGTAATTTCGGCAAAGAGCCGGCCTTATTTGCCGGGCTTGAGCATGCTACAGGCGATGCTATCATTCCGATTGATGTTGATTTACAGGACCCAATCGAGGTAATCCCTCACCTCATTACGAAGTGGCAATCCGGGGCCGATATGGTGCTGGCAAAGCGGGCAGATCGCTCTACAGACGGGCGGCTGAAACGGAAAACAGCAGAGTGGTTTTATAAACTGCACAATAAAATCAGCAGCCCAAAGATTGAAGAGAACGTTGGCGATTTTCGCCTTATGTCCAGGGAAGTAGTAGAAAATATTAAGCAGATGCCAGAGCGAAACCTTTTCATGAAAGGTGTGCTGAGTTGGGTCGGCGGGAAAATTGACGTTGTCGAATATGCTCGCGCAGAACGCGTCGCAGGAGATTCCAAGTTTAACGGATGGAAGCTGTGGAACTTAGCTCTTGAGGGTATTACCAGCTTCTCCACTTTCCCGTTGCGCATGTGGACTTATATTGGCCTGGTCGTGGCTGGCTTATCATTCCTGTATGGCGCATGGATGATTATCGATACCCTGGCTTTTGGTAATCCGGTGCGAGGCTATCCATCTTTGCTTGTTTCTATACTGTTTTTGGGCGGGATACAGCTTATCGGAATTGGCGTTCTTGGTGAGTATATCGGAAGGATTTATGTCGAGTCGAAACAGCGACCGAAATATCTGTTGAAAAGTAGGAAATCTGATGATCAACATTAAGGAACGATATCTTTTATTTGCATTGATATTAGTTGTTATTGTGGCTACAAGTGATTTGTTCCTCATAAACACTGGTGACTTCTATCGACTTGATTATGGTTTCATGAACGATGCTGCGATGTTCAACCGTGATCTTCCACTTATTTTTAATATTAAGCCGTTATTTCTCCCGCTGTGGGAATACGACTATAAAAGCTCATATACAGTTCTGGTGTATTGTTACGCATGGCTATTATCATGGGTTACACCTTTTTTTGATATGCGTGTTTTCGCCTCATTACAGAAAGCATTTTACATAGCCTCTGTTTATTTACTATTCTCATGCTGTAGCGAAATAAACAAAAAGTGGATAAAGTTCCCGATATTTGTTATTTGCTGCATACCATTGTTATCATCTTCAATTCTGAGCTTTTCCAACTCTCTTTATCAGGAGCAGGCTTTGATTCTTTTCATGCCGCTTCTGATGGTTGCCATTTATAAGAGAATGGATTTTTCAACGTTTTTGATCTTGTCTTTTATTGCGTGCTCTAAAAGCCAGTTCTTTTATCTACCACTGCTGATGCTTGTTTACTATGTCATTTATGACAGAGAGCATATGTTAAGAAAACTGGCCATGATGATTGTTGCTCTTGGATTAGCAGTTTCCTGCATTGTGTTTACTACCACGGCAACTACGTATAACAAGTATCACTCCGCGTACTTTGGTGTATATGCACTGGATAAGTATGCTGGCCTAAACAAGGCTCAATATGACATAGACTGCGCGGGCGTTGATGCGTGGGGCAATGTCTTGAGCCTTGAAGAGGGTGCCACCCCAAGTGATATAGGAGAGTCCTGCTTCAAAAAACATCCCGAGGCCGGATTTAAGAGCTCTGTGCAGTACATCGCAACAAATCCTATGACGATAATAACTCTCCTTTTCGATAAAAATATCAAATCACAAATGGATGAGGTTTATTTTCACGTCTACAAATCAATAAAAGTGATGGTGAATGACCACGGGTTTACAAGTAAAATAACCCATGCAAAGCAGAAACTTTATGGCTCACTCAGGCCTATTCTTTCAATAATAATCCTGATAGCTTCAGTAATCTTTTTCAGAAACAGGCTGAGCGGTTTGCTTTTTCTCGCCAGCGCCACTGCTATATCTCAGTTTTACATAGCTTTCATCGGTGAAGGGTATCGTGACCTTGCAAAGCATCTGATGCCAATGAATTTCAGCTTCGATATGTCCGTATTCATTCTGTGCATACTAATTGTATCTGCATTGAACAAGAAGATCAGAGCGTAAAAAAAGGCCGCATATAGCGGCCTTTACTTTACCAATCTGTTGATGCGATTAAACCACTAAAAAACCTTCTGTATTGGTTTGAATCAATAACTGCGGATGTCCTGATGCACAACCTTTCATTGCTATTTGGCGTTGTGAGGTACTGCTCAATTAGTGCAGATGTACCTGAGACGGCCTGATCACCACGCTGAATGGCCGTATACCCACCATCGTAAGAGCCGAAGATTGTAAAGTTCCCATTCACGTTAGCAATGTCTGGAGTAATAGCGCTGTACTCACCAAATATCAGCAAATTATTTCTGAAAGGTATATTTGTGACGATCATCGCCAGGGTGCCTTTAAAGCCTATGCCTGACTTATTCCAGCCGGCAGTAGCTGTAACCCTATCTGTGTTCGAAGATCCGCTAATTACCTGCACCGGATACGCTTTCTGACCTTGAAATGCATCAGAACTCGAAGAGTCTCCCCTCACCATCCTGTCGATAATATTATTAAGCGGCTTGTGCCCAGTAACTGAGTTTCCGCCTACCAGGATAGACTCTGTTATGTATGGTACCGGGTACTTCTTCTCAGAGGTCGCCGCAACAAAAGATCGGAATGTTTCGTTGGAGCGAATACCTCCGGTTATCGTTGGATCACCAGCCCCATCCCATACAAAGACAGCAAACTCACCATTTCCGGCGTTACGGAAAACCTCAGCCCCCCGTAGGATTTGTGTAACATCATCCGTCCCTGCGCCCGAAGAAGAGGTAAAGGTACCTAAAACAGGAATTACCTTTTTGTTTCGGCTGTGGGCCTGCATACCCGCAAAGCTACGGCGCATACGGTTCAAGTCATTGGCGACCCTTTCTGAAATGGTTCCAGAGCTTTGTCGCTCCGCATAGGGGTCAGCTAAAACAATGTCATAATAATCCAGCAGTAAATCCGATATAACATCGGCACCATACCATGCATCAACTATCACAACAGGCTTATTCGAGTACTGCCTGATCAGGTCATACCGCGTTTTTTGTTGGGCGTAACTTATGTTACGGCTCATTGCCTCGTCATAAGTTGCCCAGCCAAGGAGCGCAGGGTGATATCGGTAAGCACTCAGGAACTGTTCGGTTGTCATTCCCGGAGCACCGACTTCAGTACTGACTATAACGCGTAAGCCAATTTCCCGTGCATTATCAAGCACCTTCTGTACGGTGCCGTCACCATCATTTTCAACCGTGTTAGGGTGGCTAAAGTTACCATAGTGCTTGATGGTATTGATGCCGAGAGATTTTATGAATGCCAGTTCACAGAGGTCGTAAGCCGATTCAACATACATGATCCGCAGTTTTGCATCGTCCTGAACTTTATCGGAAAAAGACACTTTCACAATGCCCAGCGAATAACGCGAAGTGTTAAGGCTCATTACACCCGTGTGGAGATTCCACACATTCTGGCTGGCTGTAATAATGCCGGTCACCTTATAAGTTTTCGCCGGGTTCCAGTGAACATTTTTACCAGACGTCAGAGCAGAAATGACAGACGTAGAGTTATCTGCAGCTGCAATATCGCAACCAAAATCCTCCGGCGAATATATTTTGCCATCTAATCTCTCGATCTCTTCCTGGACTGTGAGCCCTGAACTAGCACCAACCATGGATGCGCCTGCATCTGATGCAAGCATCGCCCTCAAAGTTGAATCACCTACGGATATCCATGCATCAACACCAACACCGCCAGTTGAGCCAGGCGTTGAGCCAGCAGCCACCGTTTTAGGGAGCACGCCGTCCCACCGATAGTACTCGCCATCTGTTTCGTCCTTCAGAATCTGGTTTGGCAGTGTCAGCGTTGCTCCGGCCTGGAATGTACCAGCCGGAATCCATCCATACTGCGCGATTGCCTGCTGAGCGAGCCAGCGAAGCCCCTCAGTGGTGTAGTGAGGATTACCGAAACGGTCGATATACTGGTGAACCAGGGAAGTTACGAACTCATCGATCTTACCCGCATTGAATTTCAGATCACGCGGGGACTCGCTCGGGACGGGCATATTAGTCGGTGTGGTAGCCATATTTTTTCCATATAAAACCCGGCGCAACGGCCAGGTGTAGTTGAATTGGACAGGTCTTATGAGTAGATAGCGTCGCTATACTCTGCGACAGACAGAGAAACCGTGTTGTCTGAATTAGGCTTTATAGTCCCCACCTTCCATAACTGGCTGTCCAGCTCTTCGACGGTTGCGATCAAATAGCGCGATGGCAGCTGCACCGTGTCGCCATTCCAGATATTGAGTTCAATATTTGGTATTGCCGCGGTGAATCCGTACTCTGTATCGCTGCGGGCTGAAGCCGGATAACGCTGCGTCGGATTTCCAATGGTGTCAGTAACCAGCACATACATTGATCCGGTAAACGTGATTGGCTCGCTGGTATCAAAGTTATTCCCGGCGCGCCCGGTAATGTAACCCTGCTGCTGGTTGCTGTCGTAGATGTCCGGCATCTGAATGACACTGCCCACCTGAATAATGCCGTCCTCGAACACCCTGGCATTCATGCGCACACGCGAGTAAATCAGGCGCTTAGTCTCGCGCAGCGCGCGCTCTCTGGCCTGATATTCATTACGAAAACCGACGATCTCCATTTTGTTCGGATTCTCAGCTTCCTGCTCTATGATAGCGCCGTTTAACACGCGATAGTTGATGTAGGTCTTGGTGTTGGTTGTCGGGTGAACATACGACACCTGCACCCCATCATATCCGCCGGGAAGAGTGGCTTCGTACGTCATTTTGTACTCGTCCGCCTTCATGTTCGCCCGGTTGAATACTGCCGCCGGATAATTCACTTTCTGGTCGCGCGTAAAGGTCAGCACGCCATCATCCCAGTACGCCACCACCGACGCCGCATTGCAGATCGCCTGCACGCGGTCGCCCAAAGAGTCGTTCTCGTCGTCAAACGTGTAATCGAAGTAACCCAGCCGTTCATCAGGCAGGCTTTCAGCAATCGAGTACAGCCCGTACAGGTCAATGCTGGAAACCGGCTGCTCACCCATGATTATCCAGGTGTGCGCGACTGCATCAGCAAATGAACGAGACGGGCGGAGAGTATAATCGACGGTTTGGGTGTCGAGGCTGTAGGTGATCGTCCGTCTGGTTACCAGTGCGTTATATTTCCTGTCCCGGCTACCCAGCGCGTTCTCTGTCGCCCTCACCCGAATTCTCACAAGGGTGTCTGTGGGGTGAACGACGTTAGACCTGATATTTACTGCATGAATTTCTTCCACCTTGAGGATCGAGGCGTCAGCGCTGTTATTCGTGCGCTGGAATCTGATGGCGTATTTACCAAAGCCCGCCAACGGCGTCAGTTTATCGGTGCGGTAGAAAACCTCACTGGCTGATTTATGCGGCGTGCTCTGGTGATAAGTGAACGTCTCCTGAGTGCCAGGAATTTGGTTGAACTGGTCGTCAATTTTCCAGATCGTTACCTTCCATTCTGTGTCGTTACGACCACCAAGCGAGGATTGAGTGTGTACCCACAACTGCGTTGATGCGACAGGCGAGAAGAATGGCCCAACAATCAGCGCCTCATTATCGCGCAGGATAAACTTCGTGGTGTTGATGGTTGCGCCAGCTGGCACATCAGATGGCCCTACGAGATCGGTCATGGTAAATGTGTACCATTTAACCGGGTTAATCACGGCTCCATCATCTGTCTGCACTGCAGAAATCAGCGTTCCTGAAAAATCGACGTCTTGGGTTACAGTGCCGGACGTGGTGTTATAGGTTACGTTGATAGTAAAAGTGACAGAATGCGGAAGATTAAGCCCCATGAAGTAATCAAACTCCGCCTGCTTCACGATTTTCATCGCGATCTGTCCGCCAGCGTATGAGCCGCTTACCACGGTGTTCGCAGTTGCCGTTTCTACCGGGAAACTGGAGCTTTCGTTAGGTCCGGGGATTTCCTGACCGTCAACATCATCAAAGCCATAACCTTCAACTATCTGCGGGATAATCTCTCCCGGATGATAGAACTGGAATTCAGCTCCCGCCAGCGAGCCAAGGCTCGACTCGGAGTAGCGGACAGATTCATAGTCATAGCTACCGATACCTACACACATCCATTCGGTGACATACTTCAGCCCGCCGTCATTCACATTCTGGCGAACATACTCAAAAAGTGACTCCTGAATAAGGTCAGGGAAGGAACGCACCTGCCCGTAAATGTCAGGCTTGGCCTTATAGACGCGCGCGGTGTTTGTCTGGCCAGTAAGGCTGTTGTTTGGCGAGTCGACGGAGTTTCCGCCGTTGTTCGCTATTGCTGGCTTGGGCGCCAGAAACGAAAATACCTGAGTCACTACCTTGAAGATAGGGCTGAGGATATCGCCGACAATGCCCTTTGGCTGGTCAAATATCTGTATGACATCCAACTCGCTGACCTCAAATGCCAGCTCATCATCATCGCCCAACTTAACACCGTTGCGAACGATCAGAAGATCGCGATGAAATGAGCCGTCATTGGCCGCCAGCCAGTCATAAAAAAGGGTGCCGTTTGGCACCCTGCAACGCAACTTAGGCGTCCCTGGAAAGTTCGATATCTCAACCAGCGCCATATACGAAAAACTCCACTTTGGTGAATGCCCGCTGAATAACCAGCAATGAGTCCATGCGCACGCTTCCATTCTCGCCGCGCGAGTGCAACGCCTGGCGGTTCAGCACCAGACCAACGTGCGCCGGTCGCGCCCCGCGGTACCCGACGAATATCCCGCCCTCTATCGGTTTATCGACCTTGCGCCAGAAAACCACATCTCCCTGATAGCAGGTGAAGAAGTCCTCACCGGCTTCGTAGTCCGGCGTCTGGTGCAACTCAATGCTGAGGATGTGGCGGTAATAGAGCACCACCAACCCCCAACAGTCGACTTTACCGAATGAGCACGCGCGGTTCGCCCACGGAACTCCTATCATGCGCGATATGAAATCAGAGGTACTGAAGGCCGGTGTATTCTTTGGGGTCATAAAGTCGGCCTATGTTGTTGTTCAGCGGATTGGTGACTGACAGGGTTACAGACGCCGCGTCGGCGTCGATATCGACAGTTTTAACGTATAGTTGCCAGGACTTAATCGGTACCGACACATCGCCGCTGTCGAAGATCTGCCGGGTGGCTGTAATGGCCGTCAGCCTGGAAGCCCCTTTCCACCTCTTCATTAGCGCCTTGATGTCAGATGACAGCCTGCCGAGCTTGACGGTGGCGTCTATCACCGGGGTTCCGCTTTGCTGGCTCTCCTCAACTTCGAATCTGGCTGGCGTGAAAGTCTGGCCGCCGAGCGTCTTAGGGTAGAACTGCTTGTCTACCAGGCGCACATATCCGAATGATGGGTGATAAAAGGTCAACGTGTCGTATAACGCGCGCGTTGGCCTCTTTTGCTTGTAATCACGAAATGAAGGCATCAGGGCACTCTCGGTAAAGACTCAGGGTCGCGTTCATCTGGATAGCCTGTGACAACGATATCCAGCCAGCTTGCCCATGGTGGAGGAAGCTCAACGATAATGTCGTCGTAGTCGTCATCAGGATTGTTCAGGTGATTGGCGATGACTGTCCCGGTCCAGGTAACAATTCCACCCTGAATATTGGTCTGCACAGGCATCTGCGTGAAATGCAGTTCCTGAACCTGCAATCCGGGGCCGCCGATGTTTACCGGCATCCTGAACCAGTTCAGCCCACGATTCAGATAATTTGGGCTGCGCAGCCACTGCTGGAAGGCGCGCTCCTGCGCCAGTGTGAAAATCCATGTCAGTGACCAGGTGACCTTCAGATCGTCCGTCATGTCCTGAAAGATTACCGGGCCGACCGCTGGTTGATCGGCCTGGAACCCGGTATCGAGAGTCATGTTTTTACTGGTTTTCTGCGCCAGCGGCAGCCAGTCGGGATAGTCGATGATTGGCATCTAAACTCCAGGCATTAAAAAACCCGCCGTGGCGGGTTTAATCTATGGCAGTAGGTCGTCTCGGAGCTTCAAAGATTTTGATGTTAAATTCTTGAATAGAGCCATTACCCTTAAACTCAAGTACCTCACCAGCAGGAATAACACCGGTAATGTAAGTGCCATCTGTAAGCAAAAACTCAAAATTTACAGCCCTGTTGGCTGAGTATCTGACCACCTTGCCTTTTTCAATTGGCATGCTTCTAGACTCGCCAGGCAAAATATCTTCCATGCTTCCTCTCAATTTTGACCACGTGGAGTACGTTTGGCATTGAAATTACTTGTTATGCCCTGAGAAATTGGCCCACCATTATTCAAATCAGCAATAATGGCATCCACAGTTATTGTACCATCGCCATTGCTCGTAGCCTGAGCGTCAAATGTGGCGCCCGTCATATTCTGGACGTTGATTATGACATTCACCCCACCACTTGCGTTCATATCCTTATTGCTGATCACCTTTCCGTTATCACCCGGTATCATGTACTGCTTACCGGTGCTGGCCTGGTAGATTTCAGGCATACCGCCCTCGCCTACCTGATACAGCCCGCCAGCAGTTACCGGGCCGCCGTTTTTCCTTTTACCGAGCAGACTCATACCAACGATGCCAGCAACCGCGCCTATACCAATAGCCGCAGCTGTACCCATAGAAGCAATAGAAGACAGAATAGCCGCCGGAGTCCATGCCGCCGCCGTTGTGGCCGCCGCTGCGGTGCTTGTTGCGGTTTGAGTGGCGACAGCTGCCGTCTGAACCGCCGTAACGGTGCCGATAGCTGCAGTCTGCGCCGCCTGCCCCATGATCGCCGACTTCACCCACTCAACGCCCATCTGAACGAAAGAGTTGATCAAGGAGTTCAACACCGTGTTGCCGATTGAGCGCATTGCATCCTCGGCCGACATGCTGCCGGTGATAATTCCCGTGAGTGCGTTGGATGCGTTACCCGCCAGGGCGTCAAAGGATGCCGCTAGCGCCTCATTGCCGGCACTCTGGTTACGCCAGATTTCCCACTGAGCAGCGACGCGGGCCTCTTCATATTCCTTGTCAGCTGAAGCACGAAGAGCGAGCGCATTCTGGTGAGTGATGATTCCCTGCTGCTCATACTGCTGAATGAGCGCAAGCTTACGCGCATTCTCATTCGCCAGTTGCTGCAAAGGGTCAACGCCGCCAGCAGCTTCTTGCTGAGGACTGACCACCTGATCTGATCGGATTTTCGCGAGGTTGGCCTGATGCTGCTCCTCCAGACGCTCAATGGTCTGGTTGTACTGCTCCTGGCTAATTTTCTTCGCAGATAAAGCGGTATTCAGATCCTGAACGTCCTGCTTAAAGCTTGCGTTCTCGCGCGCCTCTGGCAAAAGCTTCTCAGCTGCAGCCTGTGCCTTGATAGCGTTAGCAGCATCCCACTTGGCTGAAGCGTATTTTCCAGCCAGCGCGATTTGTTCCTGAGTAGCGCCTTTTCCGAGAGACTGCTGGGCAGTGAGGATAGCCTGCTCGCGGCTTAATTCCTTGGTAGAGTCAGCAGCAAGTTCAGATTGCTGCTTAAGATTGCTCAGCTTCTGAGCTATTGATTCCTGCTGGTTTTCAAGCTTCTTAGCTTCTGAAGCGGCGGCTTTATCTTCTTTCTTTTGGTCTTTTCTTGCCTGAGTCGCTCTCTCTGTTTCAGCATACACATCCTGAAGTTGCTTAACTGCTAACGGGTCTTGAGTTCCTGCATCCTCAGCATCATAAGTCGCTTGCAATCGCGCTCTTGCTTCACCTTCGAGCTTTGATAATTCCAGGCGGCGTTTTGCTTGTTTTATTAACTTTTCACCCTCCTTGCCGCCCCAGTTTATTTTTAGTGACTCTGAATTAAAGGACTGCAAAGCCTGAGTTGAAGCTCCAAGCTTTTGAGCGAGAATTGCGTGCGCGCCACCGAGGAAGGTCGCGTTCTTTTCTGCCTCAGCGAGAGCTATTGCGTTATCTCTGGCCGCCTTCATTTGATCGACGATGCCCTGATTCACACGAATATTAATCAGGTGCAATGCATCTTCGGTTTGCTTTAACTTCGCGTTTTGCCCATCTAGATCTCTTCGCGCCTTGGCGAGATTATTGGCGGCTTCACGGGCCTTTATTACGTAACCGTTATTTTCATCCTCACTTACGCCATACTGTCTTGCCAGCGTGGAATATTTATCATATTCAGCCTCAAGCCCGGAAATGGTGTCCTTAAGGTCAGAAATTGAATCCTTCTGCGCCTTGATTGAATCGACCGTATCAGCGCGCACGCCCTGCGATTGCGCGAGGTTCATGTCATTGAGGCGCTTAATCACGTCGGGGATAGTGTCAGCAAAAGCGATCGCCTCTTTGCGCGCTTCAGCCTGACGCTGCGCATACAGATACCAGCCAGCAGCCACGATCGCTATAACACCGAGAGGGCCGCCAAGCGGTCCAGTTACGGTACTGATCACCTTCATAGTGTTGGCCATGGTGAAACCAGTGGCCGCGACTCGCGCCTGAGCACCGGCCAGCGCATTCTCTGCAACAGCAGCTTCAGCGGCGGTCGCAATGTATGCACTACGCAAGCGCACAACGTTTTCCATTGCGAATGCTTCTGCTGCTGTATTTTTGGCTACCTGAAACTCAGCGAGCGCGAGGTTTAGCGCCGACATTGCTGCGCCTTTGTCTGCCTGAGTTTTTCTCACCGTTACCGCTGCGGCCTCTGCTTCCTGAATGGCTGCTTGCCGTGTCGCGGATATCGCAGTCAGCGTACCTTGCACCCGCTGAGCCTGAGCAACAGTTGCCATAGCAAGAGCGCCAGCAAAACGACCACCCATGATTGCAGCCGCTCCAATCAATGCGGTACCAAGGCTTTCCAGATTTTCACTAAGACTGATTACAGAATCTCGGAACCCAGCGGCGAAGGATTTGACGGTGGCGTTTTCGCCGAAGAATTTAGTGACATTATTGCCCGCAACCTGCAGGCCTTTCGAAATAGAAACTGTTGTTTTGGCGAACTCGCTGCCAATGGCTTCGCCCTGCGAAAGCAGGCCTTTTACAACCACATCAGTGGTTAATTTTCCTTCCGCAGCCATTGCGCGGAGTTGACCAATTGAAACGCCGAGGGAATCAGCCAAGGCGTTTGTCAGGCGGCTTCCCTGCTCGGCGACGGAGTTGTACTCCTCGCCACGCAACGCACCGGCGGCCAGCCCCTGAGATAACTGGATAATCGCGTTTTCCGCTTCCTGTGCAGTGGCGCCACTCACCGCGAAGCCCTGGTTGATAATTGTGGTCAACCTGACAAGATCGGCGGCGGAGGTATTGTAGATGCGAGTGCCTCGCTCCAGACGGGCATAAAGAGTGGCGGTGCCGTTAAGGGATGATTGCGTCGCCTGAGAAATATCAAAGATGCGCTGCATCACTTCAGCCTGCGTCTCGCCGGTGCGGATGCTGTTTGATACTTTGTTGTTCAGATCTGTCCAGGCATCGGCATAATTAGCGACCTGCTGGATTGATAGAGCCGCGATCACACCTTTGGCAATGCTGCCAAGGCTCGACAGCGTGCGCTCCATAGATGCGATTGAGCGCTCAGTGCGGTTTACGCTGGATTCAATCCTGCCAAGGTTGCCGCCAAGACCAGCCAGTGCGGCTTCAATTTCTCGTCTGCCTCTAAGGATGCCAGCCGTGTCCATATCGACTTCATAAATTACCTTACCAGCGTTAAGAATTCCGGCCATTTAACCTTCCTCGGAGCAATAAAAAACCCGCCGGAGCGGGTTTGTTTTTTACGTTAATATCTTTTATCAGCCAGGCGCTGCATGTTTTTTACTCTGCTTTTCTTTCTCCAGTCTCTGCGCTTTCTTGGTAAGATAATCATCTGTGACAGCTTCATACTCTTCTTTAGTGAATCCTTTCTGGTCGGGATATTTTGCAGCAATCAGGAGCTGAAACTCAGTCATGGTGAGTTGCTCTGCCTCTACCCGGCTCATGCTAAAGTGGTTGCGCGCAGCACTGATATACTCGAAAGCATTAAATTCGGATGTGGCCTGATTATTTTCATGTCGCTGGAGCTTTCTCACCTTTGCCTTGCCGATAACCCCGTGGCTTATAAGAGACTGGGCGATGACGATTATTTCGAACGCATCCATCGCGCCGCTCTTCATTTTAAATGCCTTGCCAGGCGCTTTGGCCTGCCGCATCTCCCCAATCAGCGCCGTTACATCCTCATCACAACATGCGGTCATAACTTCCATCGCTGCCATCAGAGCTTTTCTTCCATAACTGCTGGATTTTATATGCTCGATAAGCCACGAAGGAATCATCCCGAATGCCTGGTGCGCAGACTGAATAAGCGCCGCCACTTCGTCGTGATGCAGGTCATAGAACGCGGCGACGATTTCCGACGGATCGCCTATGCGCGTCATGTTTATGAGTGATGGCCTGAAAAAGTATTCTTTTCCTTCGGCATCGATAAGCATCTCGCCTATTTCTTTCAATGGCGGCCGTGATTTCATAATTCCTCCATAAGCATTATCAAGGGCTGGTAGTCAGCCCTTTGTAATGGTTACGAAGCCGTGACCGTAACAGCGCAGGTGCCGGTAAAGTTGCCATCAGTGGATTTAAACGTGATGGTTGCAGAGCCAGCAGCGACCGCTGTGACCAGGCCTGTAGAGCTCACTGTTGCCTTGGTAGCATCAGAGGTTGTCCAGGTTCCCGATTTATCCGTAGCATCAGACGGCTGTACTGCACCAGTCAGCTGGCGAGTTGCACCGACAACCAGGGAAGTGGTCGCAGGGGTTACCGTTACGCCAGTGGCTGGTACCGTTTCATCGGTATCAATTACCTGAATGGTGTCGGCATCAGCCACTTTGAACTCAGTAGAGAAAGTCACGATGTCGTTAGTGCCACCGTCTGAGCTCAGAGCGTTGATCAGCATGTAGCCGATGAAAGTTACCGGTCCGAATTCCATGCGCACCCACAGCGTCGGCTGACGAGTCGCCTGAATCTCGGTGTTGAAGTACTTAATAAGTCGACTTACACCATACTGATCCAGCTTGTCATTGCGGCGCACTTCACCCTCAAAAGAAATGGTGAAGTCTGCGTTGGTGACGATGTTTTCGACGTAACCCTTGGTGTCATCCGCATCAGACGTCACGCTGTTGGGTGAAAAGTCGAAACCTTTACTGGTACCGGCCGCAAGAGATTTCCATTCGGATTCGGAAGGAAGCGTGTCGGCACAACCATCAGCCACTTCAAGGACAATTGCGCGGCCAAAAAGCTTTGTGTTGTCCGTAGGGCAATTTGCTGCCATGGGGAAACTCCTCTCAATAAATAAAAAAGGCCGCCTGATGGCAGCCTGGTGTTTTTGCTTACTCCCCGTAGAGGCAAGCGAAGGAAAGACGAAAAACGATCCTCCCCTCTTCCGTTAGTTGCGGTGGCGGTATGCCGCCAATATTTTCAATATGACCAACGCAAGGGTGGCTGATCGGGTTTTCCTGAACATACTCAATAATGCGCTGGACAGCATTCAGGGCTTCTTTGCGCTTATCCTTCGCGCCGACAACGTCCACCATAACGTAATATGTTGAACCGAGTTCATTGCGAATTGCAGAGCCACCGTCGGGCCGGAAAACAATGGCACCCGTCGATAAATTACCAGGATCGTCGTACATCAACTGCTGGACTTTAAATCCCGTCGTGAGCCCGGCATCAACAAACACGTCACTAACGCGCTGGAACATTAAAGGCGTCATAGCGACATTTCCTTTTTAACGACGGTATCGACCTGAATAGTTGTTCGTTCACCAGCTTTCTTCAGAAACTCAGGCTCGCCAGTCCTGTCCCATATGTTCCCTCTCGAACCTGGTGCCTGGCCTTTATCAACCGGGCGCGGTGTTTTCTTACCGAGGTGTTTACCGGGCGCCTCATGTACTGAAGCGGCATATTTCGCTGAGTAACCAACCTTGCCTGTGATGCGGGTGCCATTGACGTTCACATCCCGGAACTGGGAATTGAGTAGCGTGCTGGTATCGATCGGCACCATAGTTGCAGATTCAGCACCTACGATGTACAGCGCCGAATAAACGGCACGCAGAGCCTTTTTGCCATCGATCGTGTTCGCTATGCGATTAATGGTTTTGACGGCCTGACTCACACCCTTAACTTTGACGCCCATATCTAAACTCCAGTCAGGATGGCGTAATCATCTGCCAGGCGCTCGAAGGTGTCGGCATACTGAACAACCTGACGCACTTCATCAGCGCCAGCCACAACAGGGTCGGCCTCTGTCGACATGCCAATCAGCAAGTAATCACCAGCTGCTGCCAGCGTGAACTCAGTCCAGAATGTGTTTTTAACTACGACCTCAACACCAAGGTTCGCGAGTCGCTTTGAGAGGCCGCCTTCATAATCACAGAGGATTTGCTCAGGCTCGGCATAGCCAAGCGGATCGCCAAATTCGTCATTGCCTTCCAGCTTGCGCCAGATGGTAGCCATGGCGGTATAGCTCCAGTTTGCTGCGGATGACATGCCCTACTCCTTCCACTTGAGCACCTTCGCGCCAGTAGCCCGTATGCTCGCGCAGTTGATGAACCACTGACCGTCAGATTTGACGTGGCCGGTGGTCTCCCGCCCGGTGTCGGTCTTCACCCATACGCGCGTGAATGTCGCCGGCAGTTTTACCTCTACAGGCACCCAAGCCATCAGCAGCCCCCGACAACATCGAAAAACCCGACGCCATTACCGGCACTGATCGGCAACTCGCCGGTGCAGCCGCTGGTATCGAGGCGAGATAGCGTGTCACGCAGCCATGTCACACCGTCGTCGCCATACTCAAATGAACGTGACGCACCAGATGGCGCTGACTGCGATTTGATACGTCGCGCGCCGGATGAAGTAGCCATCAGCGCCGCAGCGTAGATAAGAATGAGCTGCGCAGTGCACTCGTCATAACCCGCACCTTCAAGGCAAGGGATAATTTTGTTTACCACGTAGAGGATTGGAGTAAGCAAAGCGTCAGGGATGGCAAACCCCAATTCGGAGAGGAAGCCTTTCACGTCGTCAGCCGTAACCGGGGTCGCCATTGTTATTTAACCTTCTTCTTCAGTTCTTCCAGCGCGGCTTCTGCATCATCTGCGCGTTTCTTTTCTGCTGCCAGCGCGTCAGCGTGCGCTTTGTCTTTCGCTTCTGCATCAGCGGTCAGCTTGTCGATCTGCGCCAGCGCTTCGGCGTGTTGCTTTTGCAGTCCAGACAGATCAGCAGTCTGCACGGATGGTGTAGCGACTTCGAAGGAAAGTTTTTCGCCTTTCTTCTGGTCAGTCTTCTTCGCCTTGCCGGTCTGTAACCAGCGCTCAGCCGTTGCGTCGTCTACATCTACCACCGAGCCAACCTCCAGTTTGCGGAGGTCGGCACCGGCGTGCAGGTTGTTTGCCACGATTTCTACCAGTGCCATGATTTATCCTTAGCTCGATGCGTGAATGACGGAATATTTGTTGTTGATGTCCTGTTTGACCATCAACCCCATTGCGCCCCAGGTGCGCCAGATGTAGTCGCTGTTGTATTCCGGGCGAGGAGATGCAACGGTGCCGATAGCCTGGCCGACGATCGGAGCGATAACGCCTGCGCCAAGCGGCACAATGACGATTTCGTTACCAGACAACTGGCTGTCTTCTTTGATCGCCGCCACGCCGGTCAGCTTCAGGATTTCATCCATCACGGTACCGGACTGGTAGTTATCGGAGAAGAAGCGCTCCCAGTTGGAGATGATTTCGCCGGACACATACCAGGTCTGCGCTGCATACTGGCTGTTGATGCGGCGCATCTGGTCACGCAGCGCGATTGCGCCAGCGCGCATCTGCTGAGAGGTTGCATTACCAGAGGTGAAGTCGATATTCAGACCGGAAGCGCCCAGGTCAATCTGAGCCACACGCTCATCATCTTTCAGGCCTTTCCAGGTCAGGCCGTCAAACACGGCGAAGTTACCCGCTTTATCGCGGAAGCCGTTGAAGATGTAGTCAACATACTTGCGTTGCACATCTTCAACCGATCCGCGCTGCGCATCAGCCTGAGACTGAAGAGCGGACGGGCTGTTGAAGATCGGGTCGCGCCATTCGAACTTGAAGCCCGAATCATGGATCGGAACCATGGTGCCGTCGAAGGTGTAGCTGCGGGCATCAAGCGCCGCGCCGACCTGACCAGACATGGATGTGTGAGCCCAGCCGCGACCGCCGGTACGAGCATAATCGTAACGGGACTGTTCGATACGAACGGAGCGCGACAGCGGCATCAGGTCGTTTAGCAATGTGAACTCAGTACTCGGTTCAAACTGCTGCAGGACGGTGGTATCGAAAGCGCGGTACAGGCGGCGGATATCGTCAACGGCGTTAGCCGCATCAAGGTACGGCGCATCTTCTGCGGCACCACGGAATTGTGTACGTGCGAGGAAATCAGCTGCGGCTTGCGAACTGGCATTGCGCTCAGCTTCCAAGGCGCGCCACTGAGCCTGGTTAATTGCTAAATTACCGGTCTTTTCGCCGATAGACTTCGAGAATACAAACATTCAGTGCTCCTTACTTGAACACAACGCGAATCAGATCGCCGGCCACCGCAGTGACGGCTTTATCTTCTTCGACATAAGCGAAAACCGCGGCATCCGCAGTTACAGCGGTAACGCGACCATTAGCGACAGCAACCGGCTGGCCTTTGGTGTAGGTGCCTGCCGCCGCGCGCACATTGAGGAACATACCCGGCAGCGGGTGAATACCGATCACCAGCTCATTAGCCGCGATAGCATCATCAACGCTCAGGCAGCGGAGGTAGTCTTTGTTAGCCACGTACTTGATAGCGCTTTCAGCACCGGCTACCGACGCAGTGAACTTGTCAGCGGTGCTGAAGAAGCCCACAGTGCCCGGCAGAGTTGACGCGGCAGCGCCGCCTTCACGGTTGAGCAGCGGATTAGGGAATACGCCGCCCGCGTGGATCACATGCTTTCCATCTTTAGCCATTATTTACTCCGGCATTTCGCTGACAGATTGAGTGTTGGTAGCCTGGCGGAATGCACCATTCAGGCCGGTGGAGGTGTGGCACTGCGCATACAGGCCATCGAGCGCGGCACCATCAAGCGCGTTGACTGCCATATCGTCGAGCTGGAACTTAGCTTTAACCGCAGCGCGCTTTTCGCCTTTCTCTTTGTCGGCGTTCACAGCAAGACCGCTTTCGATGGCGTTGAGCTTGTCGGCAAACGGCGCGAACCAGGCGGGGGCTTGCTCGCTGTTGGTAGCCTGCTCTTTCGCCTTTTTCTCATCCGCTTCTTTTTTTTCGCGGGCGGCCTTCTCTTCAGGCGTTTCGGTTTTCGCTGCCTTTTCGGCGGCCATCTGGTTGTAAGCGTCCATCAGCTCAGCATCGGACTTGCCTTCGGTCGGCTTACCAGCGGCTTTCAGCGCATTGATAATCAGATCTTTCATCGGATCGTTCTCTCCGTTGGTTTTAATTTCGTACTCAGTGGGTTTGCGCACGACTTCTACAGGTTCGCCGACGAAAACGGCCTTGCCGCCCTCATCGATGAGGTACTTCTGTTTGAAATATTTCGCTTCATCGCGATAGATGAAGGTGTCTGGCCAAACTGACTCGGGCCAGAGGAAGGAGTCTTTTGAGCGGCCTTCGCGAAGCTTGTCGCTGATGGCGCGCTGGATATCGTCGAAGGAGAAGTTTGAGGCGTTGGTGAAAAAGAACTTCGTCTTATTCAGCAGGCCTTCCCGGGTGCAGTCAGAAGCGTCAGCGAGGTGAGCAATCTCAATCTCCTGCTCGTCACCTTCGGCATTAACAAAGATGCCGACGCCCTCTTCAGGCGTCCCCGCGCCGGGCTCGTCCAGCAGCACCGCCACATGGTCAAACATCATGTTGGTGGCGATCTCGTTGTACTTCTTGCCCTTCGATTCACCATTGGCAGTGATGCCGGAATACAGCAAGCCGGTGGAGATGTGGATGGCCTCGGTATTGGTGCCAGCAACCATCTCATCCAGCCGGTTGATCAGGCGCTTACCCTTCTCACTGGATTCGGCGTACTGGCGGTCGACGTACATATCGCCGCTGACCTTGCCATCTTTGTGGCTGACGTTCTGCAGCCAGGCACCGACGTGGTAGTTGTTCACCGCCCGGACATCTCGCGCCGACACATGCTTGCCGTCCACTTTCGGGTGGCCCAGCGGCATCGGGTTACGCTCAAGCGTGTTGTAGGCCTTTTCGATTTCGGCTGCCGGGTACAACTTCCGGTTCATCACAATATCGTCCACGACAGGCGTGATGCCGCGAACCACGATATGTGGCTTGCCGTCGATGGTTTCAGTGGTGATGTTTGAAGCGGAGTTGACGACGGTCAGCACGTTAACGCGGTTGCGTTTCATGCTGGGTCCTCATTGGTGGATTTCAGGCAATAAAAAGGCCGCCGTAGCGACCTAGTATGTTTATTCTAATCCCCAATCTTTTGGGTATTTATAAGGCGATTCAGGAAGCCTGACGGATTCGAGAACCCCATTAACTTCTTTTGTTTCAAACATTCGAGTGTTATCACAAGCCACCCCGCGAAAGTCTATTTGCCTAAATGGATCATTTAAAATCACATCAACAACCTGATCTCGCGTGACAATGTTTTTCACATCGACATTAATCTCACTCATTATTTGTTCGATTGTGAGAAATGTTGGACGGTCATTGTTTCTTACATTTGCATTCCAGAGAACGTTATATAGTCTCTGACCTACCTTACGTATTTCCATTTCTGAGCCTCTTTATGCCTTTGATTGAGGCTATCTTAGATCAACTTTCGCTCCAGTTTTCACGTTCTTTTTTCAGTTTATCCGCCAGCCCTTTATTGAACAGGCTCCCATCATCATTCAACAAGCACGGTATGTTTCCGCAGTAGCAGTGATACCTGTTGCCGTCTCTGGAGTAAAAATCTCTCACCTCCTGGGGCGAGAAAGTTTTTCCGTGCCGTGCTGCATGCGATGCTCTCGTTGTTGGCTTGAGAGCTGATATCCACAATATCGCGGTATTGAGCCCCAGGCGTTCTTGCGTCCACTCTGTCTCATTCCACTGAGCCTCACGCAACGCGCCGACTTGCTCGGTCTGAGCGATGTTCTTCGCCTTTGCCATGCTGACATCGAGGCGCTTGCTGACGATCTGAGCGGTTTCTCTCGGGTTAACACCACGACCTATCGAGTCGGCTATGACATTAGCGAGGTCTGCGCGCGCTGTGTCGCTGATGCCTTTCCAGTCACTGTAGGTAGAGACGTAAGCGGCTGCGATTTGGTTCTGATAGGCCGGGCTCGACAGCAATTGAGGTAATGTCGTCTGGCTGGCGTAAGCCGGTGACTGCACGGACAGGTTGGTGAAAGCGTTAAGCGTGCCGCGCTCATACTCTGCGGCGACGTACCCAAGCGCCCAAAGGTTCTGGCTTCCGCCATCAAGCAAAGAGCCATCCAGTATCGCCTGCACTATCTGGAAAAGGTCAGCGAGTTGCGCCGCCGTCATGTCATAGATGTACGTGCCAGCATTCACCTGGTAAAGAGAAGGCTCAGCGGCATCGTTGTTGCACAACATCCATGACTTTTCGCCATTGGTCTCACGCTGCCGCCCGGTCAGGCGCTGATCGAATACCTCTTTGAGCTGGCGCTTGATGTTGAGATACCGCTCTTCGATATCCCTGAACATCCGGCTAACCTGCCGGGCGGATTGTGTCGGGTCAGCTTTGTTGCGCGGTACGATCGGCGTCCCGATTCTCTTCTGCTGGGTTGAGAGGATCAACGGTAGTCACCTTTGCATTCGGGTCTGGCGTTTCAACATCAGGCAGCGGCTCAAGCTCGCCAACAGCGCGCACCTCATTGGGTTCGACAGCTGGCGTACCGAAGGCTTGCTGAGTGTCTTTAGCCACAGTAGCCATGGCCTGCATGTTGGCAATCTTCTCTTTCTCGCTCGGAGCGAGCAGATCAGACCATGCCAGAGTTACCTCACCGGAGGATGGAGCATCAATGACGCCAAGCATCCAGAAGCGCTCCAGCAACGTCTCGATTACCGAGGTCATGAAGCCCCAGCGTCGACCATTGCAACGCTTAGCCCAGTCTGTTTTATCCTCATCGGAGGCAAGTCGCCCCGTCTGCTGACCGAAAAGAATGGTGAACGGGCACTGGATTGATGCGGCGAACTCGTTGGCGGTGACCTCCCAGGTTGGCTTGGGGTCAGCCGGGGCAACCGAGAGAACGGACGGCGTACCGGCCTGCATAACGAGAGCGGCGTCGGTACCGCGATTCATCCTGGAGACTTTGTCGTTCAGCGCATCGCCTAAATCTTTGAAGCCAGCATCCGTAGCAGCCTGTTTGAGCGCTGCCATGTTGGTCTCTTTATCAAATGCGATACCAAGCTGGCGGCTGGCGTTCTTCAGAAAGCCCTCGGCGCTGCCGCCGGAAACCTTCTCAAGGTCGAGTAGTTTGTTATAACCCGCACGCAGGAAAGGCACGCCTGAGAGCATATTTTCATCCTCTGATCCTTCGCAGAGGATGATGATTCGATCGGGGTGAACGGTAACTCCGCGCACCGGGCCGTAGGTACCGTCATCGCCGACCGGCTGTTCGTTGAAGTTGTACGAAACAGGCTGGCCGTAGGTTTCTGAAAGCGTGTCGGTGTCGAAGTTTCCCGGCTTTACCTGAGATTCCCAGGCAGGAATGAGCTTAACAATTGCTTTTTCTTTCTTCCTGGTGACAACAACACGATCGACAGGTTCGAACCACTCTCTGCCATCCCTGAACTGGATAAGAAGCGCCGAATACCGGCCGACAAGGTTGCGACGATCCGCGTCCTTAATCTTCGGCCAGTGCTTCTTCAGCATCTTCGTTACCGACTTCTCCCAGTCAGTGGTTTTGGTCGCCTCTTTGGCTTCCTCGCCGTCGATGATTGTCGGGTTATCCATCCAGCAGGATTCGAGCAACTTGTGCACCGCAGCATAAGCCACAGCGTTACGCTCGTAGGCCCGATAGTAGCGATCAAATTCGAGGTTATTCGGGTAGCCGAACTCATCCCACAGCTTCGTGCGTTTGGTATTCCCCGGCTGACCTGCATACAGCATGCGCTGCCGCCCGATAGCATCAGCAAGGGCATTAACGAGGAACTGCTCCCCGGTGCTTAATTCACTCACTGATGAGCTCCTTAGAAGAATACTGCGCCGACCTGCTTGCGGTTGTTCTTCGCTACAGCAAAGTAACGGAAGCCGTCAGCGCCGTGAGAGGTGAAATCGTGAAGAGGTTTATCTTTCCAGCAGCCGCGCTTGTCGTCCCACTCCTTGCGGTAGCCTTCGAGGTGAGAGATGCCTTCGGCGCACTTCTCTTCATCGAACACGCATGATGGAAGAATCTCACGAACCGACTCGATGCCGGTGTCGACGCCTGCCTTCGGCACAACATTGAAGGTCATGGAGTACATCTGGCCGTCAATCTCGTAGCCCTCTTGCGCCAGTTCTTTGCGTGACTTCGCGTCTGCGCCGAACTCGCGGTTTTCGATATCGTGTGGGCCCCAGTGCTCGCCGTACTCATAGCCGCGGTCTTTCAGCACCTTCATGTAGTGCCTCAGGCCCTCACCTGAGTTTTCGTAGTAGTCGATAACGTGGAATTCGGTACCGACCTCACGAACGAACCAGATCGCCGTCGAGTCGCCCACGCCGATATCCCAGAACGTATGAACCGGGAGGTGTGAGTTGTCAGGGATTTGCCCGATTCGCTTGTTGGTGTAGAGCCAGCGGAACTGTTTGGCGTAATACGCGCCCTCGACAGACTGCTGAAACGCCTCCGCCGGAATGGTCGGGTACTCGCGCTTCATGTCATCGCCGAGAGTTTTCTCTTTGGCGTGATACCAGGCTTTCTGGCGCTCATTCAGTACAACGCCGTGCTTCGCCTCCATCTCGGCGAAGTATTCAACCAGGCGCGCTGGCAGCGGTTCAACCGGGTCGATTGCATACTGCGGATTCTTCCACCAGGAGAAGAAAAAGAACTTCCAGTCGAGGTTGGAAAGCGCCTTACCCTGCAGCATCGCTTTCTCAGCTTCACTGCAATAGTCGTAGAAATACCCCGCCCGGCCTTCAGCTGTGCTTTCGAGGGTGATCTTCCCGCCAAGTGGGACAGCCTCAAACGCGCCCGTCACAATCTCTTTCGCTTTATCCGGCCATTTGGCGCAGATCTTACCGAACTCAGAGACATGCAGGCTGTACAGCGTTCCGCCTCGGAATGAGGTTGATACCGTTACGCTCCCCCCTTTTGCGAATACATACTCACTGGTTGTCTCTTTAACAAGCGGGTTGGCCAGCTTGATATCGTCAGGCATTCGCTGATAGGCAAACTGCGTTTTGTTTCGGAACAGCCTTTCTGAGTCCGGAAGGGAGTGAGCGATCAGAGCGCATTCTTTTTTGTGGAAGATCGCCAGATCAAGCTGGATGATGCACATCTCAGTGGTGAAGCCCAGCTGACGCGCTTTCAGTATCACGTTACGGTCGTGCATGCCGTCGAAATACTCCAGTTGCTCTGGCGTCATCTTGAACGTTACACACTGACCATTTTTATCTTTAATTTTGTAGAGGTGGTTGAGACGCCAAAACCTGTTTTTCAGGAGAGCTTTCTGCTTTTCAGTTAACACAGCGACTCCTTACAGGTCATCATCTCCTATTTCGTCCATGACAGAAGCAACTGAGCTAACGGCAAGGCCGCCTGAGTGTTCAAGCTTCTGCTTATTGGTGTATGCATCACCGCACTCTTTGGCTGCCTGCTCCATCAGAGAGGCTGCAAGCGCCATGTTCCTCATGTTTTCGGCTTTGGTCATCATCCGGTCTAAAGCGCGGAGACGATATGCTTTATTGGCGATCGGTATGTCACTCAGTTCGGTCTGGAAACGCTTACGGGTGTCGTGGAATAGATCAACCCACTTCTGAGCCAGCCCCTTCCCGCTTGCCTTCGTCGGGTCGTGCGATTCGACCTGCTGCCTTGTTATTGCGATGCCGAACTCTTTATGGACAGACTCTACAACCTGAGACGGTGTGTCAAAGCAGGCGAGAGCCTGAACGATGAAAGCTTTCACGTCAGGTTTAAGTGCTGCCATAAATCACCACTCGTCTCATGCAGTCCAGATTAAGCCAGCTTCATGAGGCATGTGCCGCATGCCCTGGCTATGTTAATTTTCGCCACTTCGGCGGGGTTGTTTGCAGCGTCTACCAATTCCTGCACATCAGCGCTTGCGCCGTATCTGCGAACCACGCCGATAAACTCTTCGACGTCATGACCACGCATGCAAAGTCTTGGCAAACCACTGTCTCTGTAGAACTTGGGAGCACCGAACTCATCAACCTCTTGGGCGATGTGGTAAAGCTCATGCTCAATCAGTGCGCAGAATTCAATATCAGAGCACTGAAGGCAGAAGTCGCCAGCAAGGGTAATGATGTAATCCGGCTTATGCCCAAACCATTCATGCATCTGCTGCTCCATGCGGGCTTTTTGCCACCCGCCGGCGCGGAACATAACTTCTTCAGCCTGACCGAGAACAGTGCGCCCTTTCTTTGAGAAAGCATTAGCAGCCCAAAGGAAGCCGATATCAGCATCTGCCAGATGAATATGGTCGGGGTTATGAAGGTGGCCTGATTCGGCAATAATGTTCGACTGCACTCACTGCCACACGCCATCAGCTGGAATCAGTCTTGTGTATGGCGCGAACTCTTCGACGAATGCTGAACTCGGCAGTGGCCTTTTCTCTTCGTCGCTTGCCATGTGTTACTCCCGTTTACTTTTTACTGCGGTCGCCATCAACTTCTGGCTGATGCCACGCTTAACAATGAACGCGCGCACCTTTTCGTAATCAGGTTCGCACCGCATCGTCAGACACATCAGTGCCAGCGTCCTGAGGTACACCGGAAGCCACCACTTTACTTTCACTTGAATCCTCAGATTGCACATCGCCATCAGGCTTTTCCTCTGCAATAACAGGCGTGAACCGGAAGCGCTTAACGTCTCCTGGATCGAAATAAAGCCACTCACCACTTTCCTGCGCCAGAGCAACAAAGCCGTTTACCAGTTCAGGCTGTCGGCGCGTCATCTTTCCGGCGTACTCTTCGCCGTCCTGAGTGGTGATGGTGATTTCGTAGATGTCAGCCATAAATGCTCTTTTTCCTATGTATTGGCTTTAGGATTTTCGCTATTATTTTCAGCCCCATACCAAATTTGAAAGCAGCATGGAAACCGCGATTGTCATCAGACGAATAGCCATCACCTCCCGACCGCAGTGGGCTTTGATTATTCAAAGCGTCAACGGCTATAGCATTTGCGTTGTTGACAGAGACGTTGGGGTGGTTGAGGGCCAGGAGTTGACGCGCCATCATTCTCACAGGGGCGTGTGGGTGCTATCAGGAAGTGGAACGATTTTCCCTGCCACCATAAACGGCGGCCTGTCTCTCAATGAGGCTGAAGCTGCGCTTTCTAAAATCCTCGCGCTTTAGCCAGCTACTTCAGGCATTGAGTGTTGATGTATTCCTGCAGATAGCTAACCTGCTTTGTCACTGTGGCGATTCGCTTTCTGAGGGTGAAATAATTTCGCTCAGCGGTGTCAGCAGGTCGGGGGCTGGAAGCATCGCCCATGCCGCTGGTGCCGGTCGCTCCGCTCGCTGGGCATCTGGCGTTGAGCTGCAACCGACGCTTGCCAGAAGCAACATCGCGCTCAAGCTGATCGATAGTGGCTTTAGCATCTGCCAGTTCTCCCGTATATCTGGAATCAAGTGCAGCAACGTCGCGCTGGCGCACTTTCATGTCGGCGATTGTGTCGTTAGCCAGCTTCAGGCCGTGGATGGCTTTATCACGCTGGTCTTTAAAGGTGATCGCGTTGTTGCGGTAATGGTTAATCGTCCAGGCGAGAGAAATAACTCCGGCGAGCAGGAGTAGAGCGGCGACCGCTTTCCAGCTAGAGATCATGATTACTCTCCGCCAGGCACATGGTGTGCTCTACCTCACGACGATCAATCAATCCTTTCCACTGCTTGCCACCTGCATATGTCCAGCGCCGTAATTCATCGCATGCGCCTTTCATATCTTTGGCATTGAGCTTTTTAAGCAACGTCGAGGATTTGAAAGCGCTCACGCCCACGTTATACGTGAACGAGTAAAGAGCGGCTTTCTGGTAGTCGTTAAGGCTTACCTTGACCGATTCGTTTACTGCCTTGATGGCTGGCTGCATGTGCTTGTACAGCAGCGCGTCACATTCCTGCCTGGTGTAGGTTTTACCCATCACCACGTCAGGCCCTGTTACGCCTGCACATACTGTAGGGATGCCGACAGGGTCGAGGTAAGCCTTGTACTTCACGCCTTCTCTATCCTGAATCAGGACGCCAGCAATTGATACAGCGCCAGCTACCGATGCAGAGATGAGAGCGTTACGAAGTTTTGAGGGAATCGCCATTTAATGGGTCCTGAGGCTGAAGCTGCGCGTCGATGCTTTCCACTATCTTCACGGCTTCCGGGATGTTAGACACGTCACCCCTCGCGTATGCAGCTTTGAGGATATCGGTGCGCTTGCGATCTTCCTCTATCGCTGCTTTGTTCTTTCGATCGTTTGATCTGTATGTCAGCCAGGTGAATGTCGCCGTAATGGCAAATCCCAGGGCAAAAAGGACATCCTGAAGAGTCAACATGGCGAAAAATCCCGTTAGACCTGACCAGAAATAGGACCAGAATCCGTTGCTTGTATTCATGCGGAACATGCTCTACCCCCGACAATGGGGATTTGTTCAATTAGGAAAAGGTCGATTTATCAGAGAACAAATCCAGGATACGGTTTTCGGTAACGTGGTTTGTTCGTGATCTAACGGCATGAGCAAATCAGGCAGGAGGCTGTTAGCGCAGTCTCATGCCACCCATCTTCACGAAGCCCAGCCACTGTGCTGGGTTTTCATATGTGTAAAACGCCCTACCCGTAACCACGAATGTTAGAGGGCATCTGAGTTGTTCTGGTGTTTGGGTAGGACGCTTTCAGAAATGTCGTGCAATAAAAAAAAGGATGCCTAAGCATCCTCTTTCCCTTCATATACGTATTTGTTGCCTTGAAGCCTGTATGAATGGCGAACCGTTTTATGATTTACCACCCCGTCGCTTTTTTGATAGAAAACCTCAAGCTTCATAACCGAGAAATAATTTGGCGCAGATTTACCAAAATCTTGTAGATGCTCTCCATCTCTTGGACCGCCAGAAAACTTTATCCTCATTGTGCTCGCCCAGCTTATCGTCAATTCAAATGCAGAATGACGACAATACTGTTTTTTGAATTTTTGGTCTAGCCATAGCATTTGTGTTGTGGTGGCCGGTGCTGATCTCCGGCTTTCTCTGGCATCGTGTGCCCCAAGACTTTTCTCCAGAGATAGCGCAGTCCTCATAAAGGGGGTGCCGTCTCTAGCGCATCAGCCTGCGCATTAACCACAACGGAAATAGCACTGAAAGAATAGACTGGGGATTACCCTTCGGCTGCGTGGATTAGCTTATGAGGCTGTCACGCCAATGCTATCACCTGTTATGTGCCCCGTTTCGTGGAGCTAACGGCATAGCCTGATCGCGATTCAGCTATGCACCATATGCGCTGGATAACGCCGCCACCATGACAGCGTGTTTAGCTATTGGCTCGCCTGGCTGGATTCGAACCAGCGACCGACTGCTTAGAAGGCAGATGCTCTTTCCACTGAGCTACAGGCAAATTTGGTGGGCCGTGAAGGATTCGAACCTGTCTACCCTTCCCTTATGAGGGGACCGCTCATACCAAATGAGCTTCCGGCCCTGAAACGAAAAAGCCCCGCACGATGGCGAGGCTCTTAATTTTTGTCGACTTGTAAAGCTATGGCGACGATATCAGATTTACACGAAATATATGCGATTCAGTTCGGTTTTGCAAGACTTGAATCTAAATTTGTCGCCTTTTGTTGTGAACGTGATCGCGTTACAGACATTAAAGAACCACTATCGAGTTTTATGAAGCTGCTGCGCATAGCCAGCCAATGAGGTAGATACGTTTCTGTCCAGGTGGATTTAGCAACGCCTGCAAGCTCTGCCAGCCTCTGGTACTCGTAAGTCTTGCGCCCTGCCAACTCTGCTTTCACGTCCTGCGCCGCCAGCCAGATAAGCGCCTGCAGCCGTTTAATTGTCTTGCCAGCAACCTTGCGCGCGCCGAGCTGCGCTTTGAACTCTGCCCATGCCCACTGAGTGATCGCCACCTGGTATTCGAACCGTATGTTTTCGCTATAGCTCCACATCAGCCAGGCCACCTGGTGCTCATCGAGCGACATCAGCGCGCGCCGCCATGATGCGGTGCCGAATTCAACCGGGCTGACCAGGGCTATAGATGAAACTTTAGCGCGGGACTGCTGACCGGGGATCGGCGGGCTGGACGGGTTAATCATGCGCCCGGTCGCCGGGTCGGCGATCTTTTTACGCCCACGGCTGCGCGCAGTCGCTGTGAATTGCGCGTTCTCGGCGAAAGCTACCAGTTGGCCTTTCGTCGCTCCGCTCAGATCGGAAGTCGCCACCATGAGCTGCTCACGCACGTACTGCAGATATTGATGGTTCATGCTGTTGCTCCTGCTGGCTGTTTGGACTTCGCCTTGCGGCGATCACTGTTACGGATGATTATCTGTGCCGTCTTGTCGCGTGCCTTGCCGCGCGGGTGCCGGTACTCGCCATCGGCACGCAGCAGGCTATCGCGCTCATAGTTATCGAATGACTCTCTGCTCACGCTGCGTCCTCCTGCTTCATTGCCTTAAGCTTTGCCCGGTACACGTCGCGGATTCGGATGTAGTCCTCGCGTTTCCATTTCGGCATTTCATGCGGACCCATCAGAGCATCAAAGCGCGCCCGGCCGATTTTGGCGATCAGCGCCGGGCGGTATGCGATCAGGTTTCCTGATAGGTGGTTGTTGCAGGGGGCGCACTGGCGATGGCAGTTGTCTTCGTTGAACCGCAATTCAGGATTAGCGCCTGTCGTGCGGAAGTGCCCTGCGTGATACTGGCCTTCATGGTGACGACCGCAGCTGATGCATGCCTGTTCACGGTCGCGGTAACGAATGAACTCGTTGAAAGCCTGTTGAGCCTGCTTAATGAAGTAGCTGAGCGGCTTAACCTGCTGCTTTTTATCTGCCAGTCGTTTGCGATCAGCTTTCTCAGCTTCGTGTTTAGCCTTGATGCGCTTCGCCTCGGCTTTCACCTTTTCTTTGGCGCGAAGCTCCATGGCGTAGATTGCGCCATGCTCCGGGCAGCACCAGCGGATATTGGCGTAGGCTGGAATGAACCATTCGTTGCAAACTTTGCACTTGCGGCGAGGTAACTTATGCATGTTTTCTCCTCGCTGCCAGGCGCAGCCATTTCTGATCGACGAGACGGGCGGTGCAGCCCTTAAGGGTTGGGATTTCGGAAGGTGCCGGAGCAGCCTTGCGTCGGCGCGCTGGCATGCGGAAGATTGCGCGCTCGATGACTTTAGCGAGAGGACTATGCATGCTCTTCTCCCCAGCGCTTGGCCCACTCGATTTCAAGGCGTGATTTATCGCTAAACTGAACGCCCTGCTGCGTGCCGAACCAGTAAATAGCCTCAATGACTTCGACCATCTGCCGAACGTTCATCTTGCTGGTTCGCTGACCGAACATCACAACACCGCCGTCCAGGCCGGGGGCCATACGCTGCTCCTGTTTTTTCGACTTAGCCACCAGTGCGGTGATGAGGTCTTTCCAGTCGTCGGAGTCGTATTTATTGCCAAACCAGATAACCTGATCTGACAGGTCTTTCAGGAGAGGCCACATTTTTTTGTTTTGCTCGGCAGTGCGGGTGGGCTCTTTGATGTCCAGCACCAGAGGGCGCTTCTGGTCTACCGGCAGGTCGCGGATATAGCTGATTGCGTTTTGCTTGATGGCGTCGTTGACGAGGTGGAATTGCTGTTTCACGCTTCACCTCCGGAGAGGTAAACCGCAGAATGCAGAAAATCGCAGGTGCATTTCTGCATCTGTGAAAAGGTGGTTTGCTCGTTGTGTGTGCGCATAACGTCCCCGTTAGCGCAAAGGTACCGCCGGGGCTCAATCCGGCGGTATTGATATTATGGCGGGTTGATAATGGAATATCAATGTGCGAATAAGACCATCCGCAAAGCTTGTTTTTTGGGGTACTTGTTCAGCCAGTTATCGGTATTCTTTACACCTGATTTATTAACGATCAGGACTCATGTAAAGGTTGATTATTAATCTCGCCTGTCGGTCATTTTTTGGATTAAAATGTCGACACAAAAAACTAATGAGCCTGATGAATTATGAGCAGCATGATATTTACCACTATCATTACTGGTGTTTTTGTCTTTGTGACGGGTCACATTTTGGTAAAAGGCGTACTGGATCCTTACCTCTCCTTCAAAAAGCATTTAGGGATGGTTTCAGCAATTCTTCTGCGTGAGCAAAGCAAAATCATTAACTTAAGAGCTGGCAGTGATGTAATTAACGAGATAAAACATGCTTCAGCCCAACTTCTTTCAGAGTCTAACGCAGTACCTTTTTACGATTCTTTGGCTAAATTACGTTTACTTCCGCAGCATAAAAAAGTACTAAAGGCATCGCACAACCTGAACCTTATAGCGAGTATTTTGGAAGAGGCAAGTAATATAACCCCCAAAAGTTCTTATACCACTGTTTACAACTCTCTCAATGCTATAGGTAAAGATCTGGGGATAGTTGTTACTTACAATAGCAAAAATAAAACCTGACTAAATACTATTCTGCTTCGGTGCGGTGTAGAGCGGCTGTGCTGTTACACCGCCGCGATTTTAACGCTGCTCTTCGATGTATCACCAACAACCTTCGCCGTCAGACTAATGAATGCCACGCCACCGGCTCGCTGTCCATTCCCGCCAGTGCCATGCGGAAGACCTCGAGTAACTCCTCGTCGTTATGAGGGCTGTCACTACCACCATTTTTTAACGATATTTCTAACAGTTCAATTTCTGCTCTGATTCTTTCTTCCAGCCGCTCCCGGCTCAGTTGTGCTGCCATGATTACTCCCCCACTTCCAGTTTGATGCCAGCAGCAGCGATTGCAGATTCAACCTCTGCTCTTTCCCATACCTCGCAATGCATGCCAATCGGCGATTTGATGATACCTGGCGTCCTCAACTTAACGCTCACCGTCCGGGCTTCCAGCTCGGAGATGCGCTTAACCATGGCTTCTGCGTATTGATCTTGATTACCTTCACCAGCAAGTGCTTTTTCAGTTGTCCAGCCGATAGCAGATGCCAGTTGGTCATATTGCGCGAGCAACATGTTCACACCTTCATCAAGGCTGCTAATGTGCTCTTGCTGCTCAGCGATCCGCTTCTTGTCGGCGTCACGCTCTGCCAGCAGGGCGAGGATGTTGGCTGGCTTAATCACGTCCGTGAAGTCACTCAGCATCTCCAGCGCATCATCGCCATCAATCTCACCGGCCTCGTATTTTTCAATAGCCGGCAGTGCTTTCTCAGCCGCTGCTTTCAGCTTCAGCGCCAGATCGTCGTTGTTAGTCATGCTGCACCTCCGATTTGCTGCGGAGCTGGGCGGCGAACAATTCAAGCCAGGCGACCATTTCAACCCTTCCTGCCAGATCGCTTTGAGGGTATTTCACTGCTGCTGTCACGCACTGATCAAAAGTCTCGCGCTGAAACTCCTTAGCCACTTCCGGCTTCGCAGCTTCCATTGCCATCTCCACCCCTTCTGCGCGCAGGGAGGCGAGGATGGCGTCGGTGGCGGGGGTTTCTACGCGGAAGTAAAGCGCATCGCCATCTTCGAAATTGCCTGGGTCATCTACCATGTTTTCGTGCTTTTCGGCGCAGTAGACCTCCTGACGAATGAGACCACACTTAAGCGCTAATTCCTGAATGTCTGAACCATCGGCAGAACCTCCTTGCCATGCGATAGCGAGCATCGATTCGACAAATGAATCCATACCGACATTCTCAGCCACCACATCGTAAAGCGCGCTGGTAGAATTCAGCGCCTCATCGCGCATTTGTTGGTTTGCCTCTGTCAGCTGCTTAACCTGCACTTCTAACCGTGCAATAGCGGTTACGTGCTCAGCGTTGCGCTCGGCAAGCTGGTTGAATGTGAGCCTGTCATAATCTTGTTTGTTCATACCTGTGTTCTCCCGTAAACCGCCAGTACCCGCTTCATCGCCTCGCTGTTGCGACACTCCTGAAAAATCCGGTTGGTGCTTCTGCGACCCTCTTTCTCATCATCGGTGACCATGCGGTAATACACGGTGCGCCACACTTTCCCGTCGACTACCAGAAGCCCCTTTCGCGCCAGATCGCTGGCTGCCTGGTTGATGCCGGTATGCGATACGCCGCTGAAGGCAGACACATCAGCCGAGCAGAATGTCTTATGGGTTTTCAGGTATTCAAAAATCGCTCCTTTGCCTGTCATCTCACACCTTCCCGTTATTCTTCATGCGTTCGTAGCGCGCTTTGAGTAACTGCGCAGGAGTTGGGCCTTGCTCTGCCTTCGGCGCCTGCAAGGCGCGGCGTACAGGTGGCACCGGATGCCCTTCAGCGGCTCGTTTTTCCCAGTAGGCCAGTACATCGGCGGCGGCGTTTTGCAGCTCTTTCTGGCTTAACTGGCCGTCAGTACTGCGGCGGCGAATCTCCAGGCAGATGTGATAGAGAACCGGCTGCGGCCATGGGTACTGCTCACTGCTTGGGTACTGGAAAACCATCTTTCTCCACTTCCAGAACTCGGTCATCACGTCGTCAGCGGTGATTCCGAATGCCTGCGCCTCTTCCTTGCACCAGGCGACGAATTGTCCTGGCGACGGGAGGAAGGGTTTTTCCTGACGGCGGGCAACTCGCATACCCCGATCAACAGTTTCCATGTCTGTTATTCCGTTCTCGGCAAACGCTTTAACCCACTGACGGCGTATCTCATCAAACTCATCCTGGCTACGGCCAGCCATGGCCGCGGGGAATGCCGCCAGGAGTTGTGTGAAAACGCCGTTAATGATTTGTGCTACCCGCTCAGTAGGTGACTCTTCCTGATACTGTTCAGGCAGGTTGTGCGCGAAGCGGCGCATCTGCTCGCGGTCGAAGTTGTGCATCTGCTCAGCAAGGCTTTTCATAACGTCACCCCGTGAATCCAGTCAGTGTTTTTCAGGTCAACTTTCGGTTTGCCAGCGGCGGAAACCTCGGTTCCTGATGCAGCGCGCTGCATCGTCAACTTGTCCCACTGCTTGCGCAGGCTGGCGGGACAGAGGATGTTGGTCTGCCAGAAGTGGTGCTTGCTGGCCCAGTCGTACAGGTCGCAAATTTCACGGTGTGTCCGCCCGTCAATCTGGTTAGTCAGGCGAACGTCATTTGCCCAGGCTTTCAGGTCGGGCTCTTTGCAGGTGGGGTTTATTTTCTTCACGCGGATGGCGATCCACTCTGCGGCTCTCAGGTCGTCAGCGGTGCCCCACTTGGCACCTGTCGGTGTGTAAATCACAGCTTCAGGATGAGCAGATAAAAATTTCATCAGTCGGTCGTCGGTGAATTCGCGAGAATTCTTCGACGAAGATCTTTTAATGTTTTTATTGTTGTTATTACTTTGTTGTTCATGATTCTCGGGTAAACGCTCGGCTAAATGCTCGGCCTTATGCGCGGCACCACCATCGGAAGCCGCGCCATTACTGGCTTCGTCATGCTCGGCATTAAGCGCGGAGATTTGCGCGGGGTAATGCGCGGATGAATCGTCCATTTTTTGAGCATATTCAGCATAATTTGTGATGGTTATCACAGAGCCTTTTCTCTTTTCTCCTGAGCGAGAAATCATCCCTTCGCGCTCGAAAACATCCAGCATCCTGTCTACGGCGTGACGACTGCATGGCTTCCCTTCCCTGTCGCATAAATTCAGCCCGAGGTCGGCTGAGGTGGTTACCAGTTGTCCGGTTAGCAGCGGCCATTGGCGACCCTTGAAGTTTGCTGTGTAAGGCTGACGGGCGGCAGACAACAGCAGGTTTTCCCACAACGTGCGCAGGAATACGTCCTTCGACCAGGATTGCTTAAGCACACTCCGGTACAACGGGATGAAACCGGTTCTCTGGTTCTCCATCCGGTTGCTCCTGAGTTGCCCCGGATCATTACCGGGGAAGTTGAGAATTTTTGCAGTGTTCACGCTTCCTCCCAGCCACTGTCGCGCAGCAGAGCTTTTTGCTCACCGATGATTGCCATAACCTCGTCGAGCGCCGTAGCGGGCACTGTGAGGCGGTTATTTTCGATTTCTGCATCTGCCAGCAACTCGGCGAGGCGACGGGCGCGCGACGGGGATAGCTGAGGGATGGCAGCGCTACGGGTGAGCTTTTTCTTACCGGCAGCTTTGGCCTTAGCCAGACCCTCTGTCGCCACTGTGGCTGCTTTTGGTCCATGCTCCCGGCTCAGGGCTACGGCGGTGCTTGCTGAAACCTCTCCAGATTCCACCATGCCGATCAGCACATCTCCCGAAGAGAGAAGCTGAAGGTGGCTTTCAACGTCAGTTACCGAGCGGTGAAAAGCCGCAGCGATTTCCTGCACGGTATGACCGAGGTTTTTGGCCCGGTTATACTGCCTGGCTCGTTGAATAGGGGTGATGGCCAGACCGTCGTTGCTACCTGCCTGGTGAGCAAGCCTTTCCAGTTCTGTACCGATGAAGTCTTTGCACTCAATGCGCGGGATGCTAATGCCGTCTGCGATGGCATAACCGGCCCCGATATAACGGTGCTGTCCATCGACAATTTTCACGCCCTTTTCGGTTACCTGAACCGACAGAGCCGGGAGATCAGCACCTGACTTCCAGAGGTCACGCATTTTCCGTGCATGCTCTTCATCAAGCGGTCGCATGTTGTCGCCGTCTTCGAGATACAACTCTTCAAACGGGACCATGAATGTCTTCTTGACCGTAGTTCCGGTGCCGTTTTTATCCTTTTGCTTGTACAGCTGAGAAAGCGTTGTCATAATTGCTCCTGTGAATTGATCCAGTTAATTCCACCTGAAAGCCCCAACTGTTCCAGCAGAGGGGCTTTCGCCATTTTTGTAACTCTCATGCCTCGAAATCCCTCTTTTCCCCTTCACGGTTAGAGATGAGGATTGCCAGCAAAAGCGACATGTTCGGCACCAGGTTCTCCCGCCACCGACTCACCGTCGATTTGTTGACGCCAAGCAGTTCTGCGATGCGAGTCGCGCCCAGTTCTGCGATCTGGCTGTGTAACCAGCTCTCTATCCGCCGCGCCTCCGCTTTGTTGCGTGTTGTTGAACTTTCCATTTGCGATACTTCCTTCGTGATTAGTTGATTCGGCTGAAGAATCAGCCGGTTTACATTTGAGTTTTGATTGTTAAAGAGCGGTGGTGTTAATGAGCTTTCACGTCGTTATCACCGAATAACAGCCATTCCGGGTCGCACTTAAGTGCGCGAGCCAGCTCAACCAAATAACGTGGACGCTTAGTTGTCCCTGCCTCGATGGCCTGAAGAGATTGCTGCTTCATCCCAGCAAGTGCGGCCAGCTGAGACTGAGACATATTCATCTCTTCACGTTTTTGCTTGAGGCGCTGAGAAATTGTTTCCATATCACCTCCACAGTTTTATCTGTATTCTGAGACAGTTATTTCTGTTTGTCAATAACAGTTTTAACTGTGATTCTTGGGTTAAGGGATTCGGTAACTTTTTCTGCCAGGATGCAGGCCAATGAAAGCGAGAAGAACTGAAGGAATGAGAAGAAAGTGAGCCTTGCTGATCGTGTTAAACAGAAAAGAATTGAGCTGGGGCTGACTCAAACAGAAGCCGCGGAAAGAGCGGGCATCAGACAGCAGTCATGGCAGAGCATTGAGGATGGCAAGACACTAAAGCCACGTAATATAATTGGAATTGCCAAGGCTTTGAGATGCGATGCTGACTGGCTAATGAACGGCGGCGCATTTATGCCGATGTCGGAAGTGAACAGCAGGAGAGTTCCTTTGATTAGTTATGTGCAGGCAGGAGCGCTTGCAGAAAAAAATCCTATAGAGGCCTTTGATGGCAGCCTTGAGTATGTCCTGACAGACCTAGATTTGTCCGAATACAGTTTCGCTTTGCGCATTGAGGGTGACTCAATGGAGCCGGACTTCAAAGCCGGTGATGTGATCATTGTCGACCCGGAAGTTGAACCAGTGCCTGGTGAGTTTGTTGTGGCTAAGAACGGGGGCGACCAGGCGACGTTCAAAAAGTACCGGCCAACTTTCACAGATGCCAGTGGACGACAGCACTTTGAACTCGTTCCGCTTAACAACGACTATCCTGTGATTAACAGCGATCACCAGCCGCTGACTATTATCGGCGTCATGATTGAACACCGAATTTACCGTAGAAAGCGCTAAACCCCCCCACCTTCTCTCAAATAACCGGCTTTCGCCGGTTTTTTTTCGTCTCAATAAAAATTAATTACCTTCCAATACAGATACATATGTTTATTCGCGAATAAATTACAGTTTTGTCTGTTGACGATAATACAGTTTTATCTGTATCTTTAACCCATCGCGACAACACAGCGATGCGGCCACCGGAAGTTAAGCCGCGGCAGACATGAGTCAGCCTGCACATTAACAATCAGGAAATTTTCTCTGCAAACCGGACGGACATTGCGCAGTGCGATCGCTCCCTGCAACATCATGGATGGTGCTACAGGCGAGGCAAGACATACGCCAGCATAGCGATCAAAGCGGAGGGCATAACGATTTGCAGAGTAAATTTAAAAGTCTTTTCAAGCGTCATTAAGTGGCGCTTTATAAAGATTTTTATTTCTTTTTACCCTGGCCAAAAGCACCAGCAGAAACTGTCTTTCCTGATTGTTGGAACTGCTTTCTTCCCATCAAAACATCAGTAGCGTTGATATTACGTTGTTGAATGCTTCGGCGGTCACTCTCCAGTCTTTCTTCAACGTATGAGCGTCTTAATGAAGCAATAACCGCATTTCTGATAAGTCGTTCTTTTTCAGGTGTGATGCCTGTGTGCGTCTTGATATGACGGTTAACTCGCCCGATTCGGAATCTTGCTTTGCATAAAGGGCAGACCGCGTATTTGTTCCAGGAAGATGTATCCATTTTAGTTCCTCTGCAAACCTGAGAAACAACAGTAAATCACGATGATTTTTTAATCCAGACCTTAAGGGGTCATGGCATACCGGGCGCGCGGCGGACAATGTCGGGTGCACAAAACGGAATGTTTTGGGCTGGCAGACGGTTATTAGCTAGTTGGTGGGGTAATGGCTCACCAAGGCGACGACGGCCTTCCTTGCTTCATTTTGGGGAGCCAGCACCAAAGCATTTCTCCCGCATCAGCGGGTAACTACAGAGGGTTGGCTATGGGGAACATCAAAAAGTACACAGTCGATTATGACTGGAAAGCGGAGCTAACAGTTGAGATAGACCACGACATCGTAACTGACGATGCGCTTCGAGAAATGAACGAGTTTTGGAGTAATCACGAGTGGCGCGAAAGCAAACACGGTCTTCTTAATGCGGTTTTGATTATGTTGGCCAGGCACGTTATGCCAATAGCGTATGAGCTTGGATATAACGCTCACGGTATTAGAGCACTGTTCGATTGGGATAAGGGTAACGGTCAAGAAGGCTGGCCCCCTATGGATGGGACTCAAGGCATAAAAATAACGTCGATCGATGTAGATGGCGTGTTTGATGAAGACGATTTCACTGTTAAGGCCGCCTAACCAGCGGCTTTTTTCATACCTCAGTCGCTTCACCGAGGCGGCTCAGTTATGACAACCACAGGCGGCCATCCACCGCCTTTTTTAATGCGCAAAGGTTAATAGCTCCGCTGGCCGGCGATAAGGCGAAGAGGAAAACATGCAGCAAATCGTCACTCACAAAGGCACGCAGTACTCTGTACGCAAGCTTGCCGATGGTCATACATGGCGTCTGTCAGAAGTTGGTTGCCCGCGAAATTCTTTCCCGATGAGCCGCAAGAACATGATTCTTGCTGGCTTCGGTCATGTAGAGGGGGTCAAGCGATGATCGCTCATTACGGCACTACCCCACTCATCCGCCAGTGTCTTAAGCCTGGCATGATGGCAATCTTCGGCGGCCGCACCTACCGCGTTTCAGCAGTCATTCACCAGCGCTGCTGGGTGTACTTGCACACCGACGCCGAAGTACTCCGCATCAACGACTGCGTTATCGACGTGCTGCTCGACGGCCGCGGCGAACCGCTGATCCACTAATCCCCCTTTATCAACTGACTGGCTGGCTTCACGCAGCCGGGCGACGCACAACCAAATTTCAGGAGATGCCATGAGCGCATATCTCACTCAAGACCGTATCGAGGCGCGCCGCGTGTTCGATCATCAGGCAGAAATTGAACGTGAAAAATGGGTTGATGACCGGGCGAGCGAAATTATCGCCCTCTTCCCAAAAACACCGGCGCAACTCGTCACTTTCTCTATCCCGCCTGAAAACAAGCCTTACGCCGGTCTCAGCCACGATAACGCAACCGAAGCTTATAACGACTTTGTGACGGCTGTTGCTTACGCCCAGGCGGATTACGAGTGGGAACACCGTACCGGCTGCCCGTTCTAAGGAGGGTTTATGAGCTTCGACCTGATTCAATTCGTTAAGCAACAGGAACCGCTGTTTGTCGGCGCACTGACCGACTCCTCACTGACTTGGGCAAAGGAGTGCCAGTTCGCCATTCAGCTTTTCCAGCGCAACCAGAAGCTGGCTGAAACAGCTGTCGCCAAACCAACCAGCGCGCAGAACGCAATCATCAACGTAGCAGCCATTGGTATCAGCCTGAATCCTGCCAGCAAACTGGCTTATCTGGTACCGCGCGACGGCATGGTTTGCCTCGATATCAGTTACATGGGGCTTTTGCACATCGCGCAGTCGGCTGGCGTCATCAAGTGGGGGCAATGCAAGCTTGTGCACGCCAGCGACCAGTATGAAACGCTTGGTCTCGATAAGGCGCCAGCGCACAAATACGCTCCTTTTGCCACGCCTGACGAGCGCGGCCCGGTGATCGGCGGTTATTGCACGGTTAAAACTGCCGACGGTGACTACCTAACTGAAGAGATGAGCTACGCCGAGATTGAAGAGATCAGGAAGGTGAGCAAGGCCGGTTCGTCGGCAAAGGGACCGTGGGTCAACTTCTGGTCTGAAATGGCGAGAAAAACCATCGTCAAGCGTGCCTATAAATACTGGCCGCGCGCTGACCGTCTTGATAATGCCGTCGACATCCTCAACGAAACCGAAGGGGTTTTCACTGAACCGGTAATGGCTTACACACCTGAAAGTGAAGTGATCCAGTCGGAAGAGAACGCGAAACAGGAGCTGATCAACAGCGTCCGCTCCCTTTGCGAAGACATGAAGCAGGCAAAAAACATGCACGCCCTCAAAACCCACTTCCAGGCAGCCTACAAAATGACGGCCGGCACGCATCTTCAGCAGGACGTCCAGGCAGTTTACGCCCAACGCAAAGTTAAACTTGAAGAGGTTACTCAATGACAGCCCTTTACCAAATCGCGAATGATTTCGCCAAGCTGACTGATTCCGGCATGGAACCGGAAATGATCGCCGACACTCTTGATGGCATCGAGTGGGAGCTGGAAGCAAAGGTTGAGCAGATTCTCGCTGTCTGCAAAAACGAAACTGCTTATGCGGAGGCGCTCAAGGAAGAGAGCAAGCGCCTTGCAGAGCGCGCTAAAGCATCGGAAAGCCGCGTGACAAGCATGAAAGATTATGTTGCCAGGTCACTGGAAACAGCCGGTAAAAAGACCATCAAGGCAGGCATTCATCAGGTAACTGTCCGCGCACCTTCAAAGTCAGTTGAAATTACTGACGCCAGCGCGCTGCCGCCTGAATTCGTCGAGTACGAGACGAACATTAAACCTGACAAGCTGGCAATCAAACACCAAATCGAAGCAGGAGCAGTCATCCCCGGCGCGCAAATCAAGCTTGGGAAACCTTCCCTAATCATCAAATAGCTGCGGGGTGTTCAATGCGATGTGAACGTTGGCAGCCGTTCGAAAATCTGTTCCTGCATGAGGTTGGGGAAAAGATGCCCCTTCCCGAAATAGCAGCGAAGCTTGAGCGATCTGAATCAGCAATCACCCGGCAGGCATCCCGCATCGGCGCCCCTCTCCTCAGTCGAATGAACGGCAGGCCATGGACCGATGCTGAGCTATTTCTCTTTGGACGATTCAGCCTCGAAGAGATAGCAGTAGCTACCGGCCGTTCAATTATCTCTGTACGCAATAAGCGCAACTCACTGGCACGAAAGTCAGGAGGAAAAATCATGTCTGAATGGACAAGCGAAGAGCTCGCCCTGCTCTGGCGTTACAACAATGAGCAGGTCGCTGAAATGACCGGGCGCAGCGTTGAGGAAGTAGGCGATCGGCGTTTGAAAGCCAACTACGAGCGCAATAACTGGCCTGAGTTCGATCCGGAGCGTGATTCATGAGTGATTTCACCGGAAGTAACACGCCGCCTGAACATCGCGACAGCTGGCGAACGCCACCCGAAATCTTCGCCGCACTGAATGCCGAATTCATCTTCCAGCTTGATGCGGCAGCAACAGAGCATAACCGACTTTGTCGCCTATTCATCTCCGAGCAGGAAAACACTCTTGTCACATCGTGGCCAGCGGCTATGGGCTACGCATACGGATACGTTTGGCTCAATCCTCCCTATAGCGATATCACACCATTCGTGAAAAAGGCTGCTGATGAAAAGAAATGGGGCTCCGTTGGCTGCGTGATGCTGGTTCCGGCAGACACCTCAGTTGGCTGGTTCAAAGAGGCGATCCAGACCGCAAGCGAGGTTCGCTTTATCACCGCCGGGCGACTGGCATTCATCAATCCGATAACTGGTAAGCCCGTCAGCGGAAACAACAAGGGCTCAATGCTCATCATCTGGCATCCGTACCCGAGAACACACTGCCACTTCGCAACTGTGGATCGGGACGAGTTAATGACTTTCGGGGCGAAACTTCTCGCCCGCCGGGAGGCAGCATGATTCATTTTCACGGTGGGCCTATTACGCCGGACACATGCGCATTGAAGGCCTGGAAAGGACGTCATGCTTTCATCAGTTTCGCTAACCCGGGTCAGTTAGCTTTAGCCAGCGAAGTAACTCAGTCTTTCGCGCTTGATAATGGAGCGTTCAGCTTCTGGACGAAAAACCGTGTAGTTAACTGGAATGACTACTACGAGTTTGTTGGGCGGTGGATGAATCATCCCCGCTTTGCATTTGCCGTCATACCTGACGTGATCGGCGGAACGAGTGAAGAGAACGATGCGCTTATCGCAGAATGGCCGCACGGTAGCGTTGTCGGCGCGCCGGTATGGCACATGAGCGAACCCGATGAGCGCTTCTTCCGACTGTGCCGGGAATTTCCGCGCGTATGCATCGGTAGCATGGGTGAATACGACGCGAAGCGCCCGCGCTCTTGCAGGGCTAAACTTCGCGACCTGATACAGCATGTTGTCGATAAAAACGGTTATCCGATTACGAAGCTTCATGGCCTGCGCATGTTGAACGCTGATATTTTTCGACACATCCCTCTCTCATCTGCTGACAGCACAAACGTAGCGCGAAACATCGGCATTGATAAGGCATGGGCTAAATCAGCCTATGCACCAGCCAGCAAAGAAACACGCGCCGCGATCCTTGTTGAGCGAATTGAGTCTTACAACTCAGCGAGTTCACTCAATTACGACGAAGAACGTGACCGTTTCACGCCTCAACTGGCTCTGGAGGTTTGACATAAATGACACCAGAAATCGAAAACGCCATCCGCGCGCAGGGCCGTAAATGCGTGGATGAAATCCGCCAGGCACTTAAAGCCCGGCCAAAGCCGAAATGGAATTCAGTGGTGCCGCCGATCCTCAAAAAGCATCACGCAAAGATAGAGTTGATGGGCGTCAGCCTAGTGGCATTCGTTAGCAGAATTGGGCGGATGACAGGCCGCTATGGAGCGGAATGATGAAAGAACGCGGAATGATTTTCAACGCTGAGATGGTTCGCGCCATACTCGATATCCGGAAAAGCCAGACGCGGTACATCGTAAAATCTGGCCGCACGAATATATTGAAAGCAAGGAGGTATAAGTACTGTCATTCATAATCTTCCTGATGTGCGCTTTCTGGCACGCACTACCCGTTTGGAGATCGTCTATCCTACTAAACTACAATGCAGAGCCATCAGAATGAGCGACGGGTGTCTGCTCCGCTTGAGTAAGATCAATTAAACAAGTAAAAGATAATAAATTATCAAGGAGGGAAGTATGGGATATAAAAAACCAAATAATATCAGCCGACATGACATACACCCCTTAGACCCTTTTTTTTATTACATTGGTAGCCGATGGGTGATGATATCACTCTGGATTGCAAGTGTTGCAGCTGGCGCGATTTTGTCTTTAAGATTAGAAGATTGGACTTGGCTTACGAGGTTTGGAGCAATTAGTACCATGACAGGAACATTGCTCACGCTTTCCCCACTGTTTAGGGGCGGCATATATTTATCTAATGCTGAAACTTTTGGGTTTGCGGCATTGGATGAAGAAAAGCAGCCAATGTCCACATCACATGAGATTAGATCAACTTCAATAAATATTGTGATAGGGGTCATATTAATTATTATATCTACAATAATCAATGCCTTTGGGGATTACATTGTGGGGTTAATACAATGAGCGCCATCTTGACTGCACGCATAGCAGAGCGTAAAAAATTGTACTGGGTTCAGAGGAGCCAGAAGATACTCATAAAAAGCAACCGAAACAGTCGGATATCCTAGCTTAAGCTAAGATTTTTTAGCGAGCAGTTTTCGGTAAGTATTTCAGAGAGCAATTGCAGAATGTTGTGCAGGTAGCGCAATAGCCCCAGATAGGGGCTTACCCGGTTTAGCTAATAGAGGAAGGGAAATAATAGTGTCTCAACATTACATAATGGTTGATTGTGAACGTTGCGAAGTCACATGTAATAAGACAGGAAAAACAGTCTGGACTGCAATAGGTGAATGCAATGGAAAGCCAGTTGAGGAGAAGGGGCAAAGTGCTAGCAAAGCTCTAGCAAATTGGAAGTCTAAAGCCGAAATGATGAATGACTGACGATTCCATTCTTAGCAAATTCAACCAATATAATTTCAATTCTGGGTTTTACCACCACCTTAGATCAACGAAGCCGCCAAGTGCGGCTTTTTAATTACTAACTCGGTAGCAACTTACAGGCGATTCACTGAGTCGCCTTTTGGGTGCTGAGCACAGATAAGACCTATCTATCATCCCTTGATCTTTGCCGCCTGCGGGCGGCTTCTTTTTGCCTGGAGTAAACCATGAGTGAAGCGATCCAACTGGTGCCCAATAAATGGGTATCGGAAGAAGTGCTGATGGCGATCACTGGCCTGACCAAAAACGCTATCAAGTCCGCGCGCGAGAAGTCCTGGATGGAAGGTCGAGAGTACCGGCACTACTCCGGCGACTGCCAGCCGAAGGACAACTCCCCTATCCTCTACAACCGCCACGAAGTCGATAACTGGGTCGAACGTCAGCGCCCGGCGATCCCCCGTCAAAAATCTGCTTAAATAGGCCCTCTTTCATAACAGAGGAAGAAGCATGTCTAAATATCCAACCGGGGTCGAGAACCACGGGGGCACACTGCGCCTGTGGTTTATCTACCAGGGTGTAAGGGTACGTGAAAACCTTGGTGTACCCGATACCCCTAAAAACAGAAAGATGGCTGGCGAGCTCAGAACGTCTATTTGTTATGCAGTTAAAACAGGGGCATTCAACTATGCAGAGCAGTTCCCGCAGTCTCCAAACCTCTCTCGGTTTGGTTTACTCCGCCCTGGCGCAACCCTGGGTGAAATAGCCGATCGCTGGCTTGAACTTAAAAGGATGGAGATAACGCTCAACGCATTTAGCCGCTACAAGTCTTACATCAAGATTTGTGTTGATATTTTGGGGAGAGAAAAGAAAGTTTCTGGCATCTCTAACGAACACATTTTGTTGATCAGGAAGGAGCTTTTGACTGGATATCAAATGCCCGCCAAGCATCGCGAGCACTGCAAACCCAAAAAGGGAAGAACAGTGAGAACCGTCAATGTGTATCTCAACTGTCTTGGTGGCATGTTCTCTTTCGCAAAGCAAAATGGATACATCGATAAAAATCCATTCGAAGGTATCGATCCACTCAGGAAGAGCAAATCAGAGCCTGATCCTCTTTCCAGGGATGAATACTACCGCCTTCTCGATGCTTGCCCATCAGAACAGATAAGGAATCTGTGGATTCTGGCAGTTAACACCGGTTTACGACATGGTGAGATCAGCGCGCTGGCGTGGGAAGACATAGACCTGAGAAACTGGACTATCACCGTTAGTCGTAACATTGCTTTGAAGGGGCACTTCACGCCTCCCAAGACAGAGTGTGGCAACCGCGTGATAACGCTCACTGACGCAGCGATACAAGCCCTCAAATGCCAGATGGCTTATACAAGGATGGGTATGCAACATCAGATAGAGGTGCATCTCAGAGAGTTTGGCAGAACTCGTATTGATGCATGCACTTTTGTTTTTGTACCGAGACTCACAGCAAGGAACGGTAAGGGTGGTGACTGGTACGCTCCCGGGTCATTTGGAGCCACATGGAACGAAGTTCTGAAGCGCGCCGGCATTCGTCATCGACGAGCATATGAGTCGCGGCACACTTTTGCATGCTGGGCGTTAAGTGCTGGAGCCAACCCCAACTTCATAGCTACACAAATGGGCCACACATCTGCACAGATGGTTTACAACGTTTACGGTAAATGGATGACCGATAATAACAGCAACCAGATGGATATTCTGAATGCACACTTTGGAGGAAATGTCCCACACATGCCCCAGGCACAAAATCAGTAAGATAAAACTTCTTTCATATCAACGCT